AAAGAATCCGTCGGAGACACCCTCTCCGGCTGTCTCGTCGGTGAAGATGTCCTCGATCTTGTCGGGCCACAGGTTGCGCAGCCTGCGGTTCTTGATCGCCGTGGTGTACGCTGCCTGCTGCTGAGCCCTCTGGAGGAGAGACAGCGGCTTGCTCTTCACGTCCCAGCCGGTCACCGGGCCTGAGCTCGGAGAGGGCACCGTCACGCTTGCGACGATGCGCATGGTCGACTGGCCCACTGCCGGCGTCGACGGCAGGATGCTGATGATCCTCGCCTCGGAGATGTCATACGTCGACGTGCCGTCATCGAAGGTACCCGTAAGGACGTCGCCCACGATGACGCCATAGGCCGTGAGATCCACGGCCGTCGAGACGACCGACGTGACGCCGGAACCGCTCTTGCTGTAGGTCATCCCGACCGTGCCTGTGCGCCTTGTGGTCTGTACGACTTCCTTGTGGCAGACGTAGGTGATGCGCTCGCGCTTCTTCTCCGGCTCGCTGTAGTGTGTCACGTGGGTGTTCATGAGCTGGATGATGTCTTCGCGCTGTGTCAGGGCCACAGGAATGTAGATGATTCCGTTGGCCGCGAGGTTCAGAGCCTCGGTCCAGTCGCTCAGCGTGTCATTCGGGACCTGAATGAAGTAGGACACGGCCCCGAGGACTTCGAAGAGCTTCTTGAATGCCAGCGAGAGGTCGTTGCCGGGCACCGGAGGTCCTACCACCGTCTGGTAGGTGTTGATGTCCACCGGCGTGATCTGGTTGAGGTAGTCGTTGCGCCGTGCGGCGTACGTGCAGAGCACGTCGCCAGCCAGAACCGCTCCGGTCTGGGTCTTCTTGATCTTGTAGACGATGTCCTGTCCCACGTCGGGATAGGTCATCGCGGTGATGAAGACGCCGGGGTGTGCACCCGTGCCGGGCGTACCCACGATCGTGTTCTTGCAGGTGATGGACGTTTCTGTGTCGACGCTCACCACTTCGAGGATCGCCGCGCTCTGGTCCGTGACGTAGAACGCGAAGCGTGTGCTGCTCGAAGTCGGCGTCGGATTGCCTGGGATGATGTTCTGGACGTTGAGAGTACCGATGCCGGCCGGGTGCACGGTCACGACGGTGAACAGCGTTTTTCCTGCGAGGTCCCGGATGAAGTCTCCGGCCACGACGCCGGCCGTCGAGAAGTTCTTTCCAGTTGCGGTGATCCTGCGCTGTCCGGCCGGAGCGCCGCCGCCGCCCTCGACTGTGTAGGAGCCCGCGGTATTCGTCGCAATGGGAAGAATACCCGGATTCCTGATTTCGTATGCGACTGCGCTTGGGGAAACCACGGGGGCCGACGGATCGTTGCTGTCGTGCTGGCTGACTTCCAGCTCGGTGCCCGTAGCGTGGATGTTCACGATCACGAACTTCGGCCAGTTGCCCATGGTGCCGAAGTAAGGGGCAGGTCCGCCCATGACGTTGATGATGATCTCGTCGCCGGTTACGACGGTTGCGCCGACGGCGTTGTAGACAGCGAGCGGGTCGTGGAAGATGCGGTTCGTCGCCGCCGGCAGGAGAGCACCCCACGGGTTCACCCCGAAATCACCGTACTCGCCCGTCGTGGAGTCGACCTTGCCAGACCCGTCCATGTTCTTCCTTGCGCTGTACCTCTGGATGGCGTACGGGACACCCGTCGCGGCCTGGGTCAGCGGAGGATTATACGCCGGGGTGGTGACGATGTTCTCGACGTCGTCGATCTGCGTCTCGACGGTGGCCGCTGCCTTCACGTAGAAGAACGGCACCCAGTCGCCGAAGGAGTCGGCTGAGAAGATCACGTCACCGATGGTCACACCCAGGGAGAGGAAGGTGGCCGCCGAGTCCGAAAAGAGGCGGCTCAGTGTGGGCGTTCCTATGCCGGTTCCGGCCGCGCCGTAGTTGCCGCCGAGGACGCTCGTCACGATGGCGAAACCGTCAACGGTCACCAGATCGCCGATGTCCACGCCCATCGACATGAACTGCTGGTTGATGTCGTCCAGGGTCCTGAACCCGAAGGCATCCTGGGCGGACAGCAGGGCTGTCGGAATGGCAGGCAGCGTCGCCTTGTTGGACCGGGTCACGTCGAGCTGGTTGTCGGAGAGGATGTCGACGACATCGAAAGCCTTGTAGTAGTTGCCGTCGTTGTGGAGAACTTCGATCTCGTCGTTCGCGGCGATCTGGTCCTCGATGAAATCGGCATCGTTGTTGACGAAGTAGCCCGATGCCGCCGAGTAGGAGCCGTTGACTCCTGTTGCGATTTCGAACGTCACGGATGCCGACGGACTGATGCTGAACGTGGGCGGGTCCGTCGTGAGCGCGTAGGCGAGATCCCCGCCGAGAACTTCGCCCAGTCCGTGCTCGTTCTGGATGTAAACGTGAGGCTTCAGGACATCCGGAAACTCGGGCACGTCGAGCACTGCGCTCGAATCCTCAACCACGGCCCCTGGCACGAGGCTGGGGAACAGGTACTGCTGACCGGGCTGTCCACCTGTGAACGTTCCCGCCACCTTCTGCCACTCAAGCTGTCTGTTCAACCCGATGAGGCAGACGGGAAGGATGGTCGCAGGAACCGTCGGCTGCGGTGTATCGAACACCTGCTCGACGATGATGTCTGGTCTCAGGCCGTTTGGCATTTCTACACCTCTACGAACGGTTTGCCCTCACCGTCACAGAAGAACTGGAGGACAAGCCTGCCCAGCCTCACGGGTCTTGTCACGGTCCACCGGATCGACTGGTTCACCGTGAACATGACGGGAGTGAGGAAGAGATCGATCTGTGAGTCTGACTTCACGATCGCCGGAGCGCCTACGCGAGGGATGCTGATGCGAAAGAGCTGCGACTTTTCCTGCAGCTCGAAGTGCATCATTTTGACCAACAACGCGCAGGCCCATGCGAGTTCCTCTGCTTCTAGTTCTTGCCTCGCCAGACAACTTAGCTGAAGAGGCATCTCCGTCAGGTCCGTGAACTCCTCCGTCTTGGTCGCCGTCTTTGCTTCCTGGTTTATCTTGTACTTGGGCCACCCGTGTGTTTGGCTTGCGCCCACAGCCAGCTGGAGAAAACCGAAGTCCCCTCGGTTCACGATGACCATCGGTCGGGGATCCTTCTGCTCCAGTTCGTTCGTCCACCCGTCCGCGATCACCAACCTTGAGTCTTCCTTGGGTTCTCCTTTCTCGTCCAGCTTGACGAGAAACCGGTTTACGACCCGCTCACCCTCGGTATCCGTGTACAGGTACTCGGACTCGAACGCGCTCTGAAGTATCTCGATCATTGCGCGTCTCGGATACCTGAGCGGATTCCCTACGGGTGTCCGCGTGTCTTTGTAGTCCGGCGTTCCCATCACTCATTGCTGATTCCGGAAACCTTCATCGCGGCCGGGACCCACTCGTCCCTGCGGCGTTCCAGCTCGAAGTTGACGCCCTCCCTGAAGTTCGGGTCTTCGACCAGGTCCTTCAGGGGGAGGTCGAGCAAGGACGCGATTTTCTTCAGGCCTGGGACAGCGTCCGGGCTGGCCTGCTTGAGCATCGCGTCGAAATCGAGCTCCTCTCCCTTGGCAGAAGCCAGCTTCTGCAGGTCCTGACCGCAGATGTCGGCCAGGGACCTTGCGAGCTGCTTCTCGGCCTCGCCCATCAAGAAATCCTGCGGCATGGTTTTGCTCCTACATCAATCCTCTAACCGAGGGTGCTCTTTGTATCCTGAAACCGATTGGGCCGCTCATTCTTGCGCGGGCCAGTTCGGCACCCTTTTCAACGAAATCCAAACCCTGCGTTCCCGGATATCGCCACTTTCCCCGGATCAAAGAGGTCAACGACACCTTTCGGAAGATCGTTGTTCCACCGGGAAGTTTTAGCGGGACTACCTTGTTGATCAAGCCCCACATAATTCTCGACCTGGAACCACGATCCACTTCAGCGGCATATTCCTTCGAGGACTCGATTCGAATAACACGCCGCATGTCCATATCTACAGACAACGACTCTGCGAGAGCCCCGGTGCTGTGCTTCGCGTTGAGCCGGATGGCCTCTTGAAGGCCGGGCTTGAGTTTGCTGACGAACTCGGCTATGGCTTCGTCGTCGGTCCCCTCGTCTATCAGGATGATGGCCAGGCTCATTTCTTGTGATCACTCCCGGAGTCGTCAGACTTTCCTTCGAACTTGGCCTTGACCGGCCGCTGGCGTTCAAGCCAATCGAGCCAGGCACCCAATGAACCAAGGCCCATCTCCTCAGGATTCTTGGGGAGCATGGACTTGATCCTCGCTGGATCCACGATTTCATCTTTTGGTTGATTGGCCATTTGTCTTTCACGCTCTGGCTTGCTGTTTCCCCCTTACCGCCTCCCTACGTGCCTGTTCGTGGGAGGCCGGGAAGCGCCTCCGTTGGTATTCCCCAAAGCGTTCCCCAGGGGGCAGATCAGTAAGTCCGCCAAGAGCCGGTCGGAGATTTGGATCATCCTTGGCCGCGGCGGCAGTCCAGCGAGCTTCGGCAAATTCTCCCGACCTCCTGAGTTTCTTAGCCGCTTTGAGTCCTTTCCTTCTGGCCCCAGGTGTGATCTTCCCGGTCTGCACCAGTGTGCTCAGGGATGGCTTACCGCCCAGGAGCGCCTGCTTCTCCAGCTCATCCACGAAAGCGAAAAAGAAGATCGACTCGTGCATCAATACACCTCATAAGAGCTGACGTCGTCTTCCGCCGCAGCTTCCTTCTCTTCTTCCGTCAGGCTGGCGTAGTCACGCACGATCGGCCTGTCCAAGTTCACCCACCAGTTTCTTCGAGGCCGGATAACCGGCACCAACCCGCTGCCAGGAATAGGAAGTGTGTGCTCTATATCCCCTGGGTTCAAACCAATGAGCGTGAGATCCTGATGAACGATGGTCCTGTTTTTCTCCGTCGGATCAACCGTGACCACGCGCCACCGCTTGCCAGCGTTCATTTCGTAGATTAGGTCCTGGGGTTTGATGAGTGGGAAATAGGCAGCAAGGGCCATGGTCTGTTCGGTCTGCCTGAGCGTATCCCCCGGCTCGTTCATCTTGCGAACCGGTTCGATCTTCACCTGCGTCAAGACAGGGAAGTAATATCCACCGAGGCGACCTGTGTTGAAGCACCGAGGACAGTTGGAATACTCAACTTTCTTGAGAACTGGATCCCAGCAATCGGGACACCGCGCTCCTTCGTGCATTCTCGTGTAAATAAGACACGGGATGCCTTGGAACTTCAGCAAGATGTCGAGCCTTCTTCGGACAGCCACCGCATCGAGAGGCGGTATCGTCCTCAGACCAACAGGTTTCGTTTCATCCTCAATGCCCGCCGAGCTTGTTATCCGCAGCTTGTAGTAAACCTCCCGCCACTTGTCCTTCAGGTGAGCGCCCGCGTCTCTGAAAACATTGCTGTTCCCAGGCACGTCTGCTAAAGATTCGAACGGACCTGTTGGAGAGTAGGAGCGAGAGATATTCACGGTCATCAGCGACAAGTCCTCATTGGTCGGGCGGATTTGCCAGGACACAATTACGGAGGTCCTGCTGGATACTTCTATGAAGACCGCAGGTTCCCCCGAATGAAGTTTGTCGAAGACAACCATCCTGAATGACCCCCAAGCTAACGAGCGCGCCAAGGCCCGGCCTGGATCGCCTCGGTAAGTAACCCGGCGGCGCACTGCCGGGATTACGTCGATACAAATCTCGCTGTTGTGTCGTATCTCCTTCTTATTTGAATGAACTTCTGCAGCTGCTCTTCGAACTGCTTTTGGTCCATCATGCCCACCGGAATTCCAACCAGCGTGTGATCACCAGATTTCTCGGCAATCATGCCCACGATCCTGTCAACTCTGATCCCAGAGAGAGCCATCTGCAACCCAGGAACCACAATCTCCCACGGCCGGTTATCGACCGGATTCTTCGTCCCTGGGATTGACCCGTAGTTGATGGGCGACGGCCTGCCATCTGGCATCTGTTTGCCGAAGGGAACCGTAAAGTTGACAGAGAAGTTCTTCTTCAGCAGCAACTCCGGAGGGGGCGGCCGCTGTACCTGATCCGCAAGCTTCAAGAACGTTTCCAGCTTCATGTCTAGTTCTGATTGAAGACGACCGAGATCTTTCCGATGCAGTCGTCGCAGATCCGTTCGCGGGCATCCGCGCCGCCCCACGCCAACAGGCCCGGATCTGTTGCGATCTGGCGGATCTTCCTGGCTTTCCGGAAGTAGACCTTGGTCGCCGAACCGACAGCGATCACATAGGACGACGCCGTGTGCTCGGGTCTTGCCGCGGGCGGCAAAGGTATCCACGAACTGGCACCGCCAGACAAACTGTAGAAGATCTGCTGAGCGTCTGTGTCCTGGTGGATGTCGACATGAGTCGAACCGCTAGGAACTGCCACCTCTGTATCGTAACCATCAGCGGCTACCTGCAGATCTCCAAAGCGGCCATGGACAAGCATGTCGCCGCCATTTTCGACGAGAGCCATCTTTGTTCTCCTACATCACGACGGTCACGTATCCCTCGCCGCCATAGCGGTAGCCGTCGAAAAACTCCGAGTGAACAATACCCCACGCTTGATCGCAGTTCTGTTTCAGTTTACGCTCTTTCACCATCTGGGCAAAACCCAGACCCGTGCCAGCATCACCGCCGCGCAACCGCTGAATTGTGTTGTTATAGAACTGCCACTTGTCGTTGATCTGCAGGCGGACATTACCATCCACGTATTCCAGCATGTTGCGCTGCATGCGGATTGAAACTGACGTGAGGACTCTCGCCGCGGCTTCGTTGACCAGGAGAAGACCTGATTCTGGCGAGAGCGTTTCGAACACGATATTGAGCCCTGGGCCGGAGGGCTCGATCGTGTTGTACGTGACCAGAGCATCGGCCAGCATCTCTGCCAGGAAGATGTCTGGCGACTCTTTCTCGTCGATGAGCTCGTTCGCTTCCTCGTAGTCCTGCAAGAAGCGGCGGAGTTTGTCGACGAGGTACTTCGGAACCTGAAAGCGCTGAGGCATCTGTTACTCTCCCAGGAGGTCGCTGGCGAGATCTCCCTTGGCCTTCTCACCGCGGCGTTTCTTGCCCTTGCGACCGCGCGCCTCTTCCTTCGCGTTCCAGTCGGATTCGGTCTCCTCTGGTTCGTGCTCCGGCTGCTCAGCGGGTGCGGGTTCTGCCGGCGCGGATTCGGCGGCCAACTCGGCTATGCCGACCATCAGCTCCGCCTCGGCCTCTCGGCTCTCCCCTTCGAAGAGCGCAGTGGCCACGGCGCTTGGAACCGGCGTGACTACGGCTGCTACCTCTTCGGCGGCAACGACGTTCAGCTGGTTCGTCTTGGGGTTGTCCACCAGGCCGAAACCGTTGGGCAGGTGGACATAGAATCCGGAGTAGTTGTCGACGACCGACGAACACTCCTTGATCGCCTTGACGGCTACGTCAGTTGGTACCAGCGATCCGATGTTGATGAGGGCTCCATCGCTCCGCTTGACGAGAAGCAGGTCGCGGTGCCTGCGCCTCTCCGGCGGGGTAATGTCGTCGAGACGGCAGGTCACTTCCTTGCCTGCCGGGAAGCGCCGCATCTGAAGGTGCAGGTGCCCCTCTTTACCGAACCATGTGACTTTTCCTGTGTCCATGACGTCTCCTCTCACTATGTCGGGATTGTCGAGCCCGCCGATGGCGGGGTTGGTAGTTGCGGCATGGTTGGGGTGGGCGCAACCTTCGAACCGGCCGGAATCTTCTTGGTCCTGACGGCCAGCTTGTTCATCTCGTCGAAAAAAGCCACAGCAAAGGCCGCCTTGTGCATGTCACCGCCGCTCCGCTTCTCTCGCTTCTTCAGCTCTGAAGAGGCGATAGTGCCGACGATACCCTCGGTTACGCCGCCGACGACGCCCATGCCCACGCCGCCCAGGAGCGTGGCCAGCGCCTTGGCCTGGCCCGGTGACATCTTGATTCGAGCCATGACGGGTCCCCAATAAAAAAGCCCCAACCCGCCCAAGCGGGCGGGCGGGGCTTTCGTTTTGTCCCGGTTCCCAGGTCAGCTACTAGCTCAGCGCCGGCAGCGTCGACTGGGTGTTGTCGTTGATGATGGTGAAGTTGCCGGAGGCGACCGAGGTGCCCGCCGGGTTCTGCCAGGTCACCGGGATGTTCATGCGTGCGCCCTTGAGGAGGATCACGCCGAGACCCCTGATGTTGCCGAACCCTGCACCGATGTCTTCCCAGGCTTCCATCTCGATGAACCGCCCCCTCTTGTCGATGTAGAACTTGGTGTTCTCCAGGACGAGGATGCGGCCGAGGAACTCGGGGGCCGGGAACACGTAGATCACGCCCGGCTCGACGAGCTTGTTGTTGTCGCGGATGGTCGTGACGAAGGTGTACCCGCCGACCGTGGTGTACTTGTAGCCGTCCCTGACGATCTCCGAGGTGATCTCCAGGCCGGCTTCGGTCAGCGACCACGCCACGACGTCCGTCCACGTGATCTCGTGGATGAGGAAGGTCCTGGCCTTCTGCTCGCGGGCGGCCGGGATCTTCACGAGGTCCTTGAGGACCACGCGGTTCCAGTCGTCCTCGTCGGACAGGATGATGTTGGAGTAGATCGCGTCCGACCTGTTCAGGTTGGTCGAGGGAATCGCGCCCCACGCGCCGGTCCCCTTGTCCTTCTGGAACAGGTACCGCATGAACTCGGCGGAGGTGCCGAAGTTCTTGGTGGCGGTTCCGCCGGTGACGATGCCCTGGTCCACCAGGGAGTTGTAGCGGTACCGCGAGGCGAGGAAGAGGCCGGACTTCACGTGCTTCATGAACGTGACGTCTTCCTGCTCCTGGATGTCCTTGGCGATGTTCTGCTCCAGCACTTTCGTGAGGGGCATCCTGTACGACCGGAGTTCCTGTTCCGACTTCACGATCTTGTCGCTGGAGATCGTGTGCAGCCGGATCGCGTAGCGCGGGGCCTGGAGGTAGGTCTTCTCCGGCTCGCCGCGCCAGTTGATGTGCATCGCGATGGAATCCGGCTCCAGGTCGTCGATGTACTCCAGGCCCTCGTCGGCCACCCGGCGCTGGCACTCCTTCTCGGTGACGACCTTGGGCGGGATGATCTTGCGGCAGAATGCGTTCTCACGGAGCTTCTGCTGGATGTACAGGCCGCTGGCCTGCCCGAGCTTCGTGAGCGCCTCGCCGCCGGCTTCCACAGCCTGCCCGAAGAGGGCATTGAACTGTTCGACGTTGAAGGCTTCCGACATCGTCTGGCTCCTTGAAAAAGGACTGTTGCAGGTATTGTGACCGACCGAAGCTCGGAGTCAAATACCTGGAAAACCTTCGATCAATACTGGTGACCGAGGGCGCTGAACAGGAACATGACCGTCTGTCCGACGATCCTGGTGATGACCCCGAACGAGACGCGACCCGTCGGGGACGTGAGGGCTTCCGGCTTGCCCGCGCCCGCGGCGTTCAGGCAAACGTGCTTGCCCACGGCTGGCGGGTTGGAGGTGGTGTCGTACCACCTGTCCAGCGGGACGCCCAGCTCGATGCCGGCTCCGCAGATGCCGGACAGTCCGCCTGCTTCCAGGCCCTGGACCGGCGCGGACGGGTCGAAGGGATCTGTCTGCTCGTCCAGGACGGAGGGCGCGCTGGACACGAGGAAGTTCACGTAGGCCACCTTGTCCGTGTTGACGGCGAGGCGGCCGTAGCCTG